TGCATACAGAGTATAAACACTACCCTGTTTATTTACTAAAACAGACCACCAGCCTTCGTTAAAGAAAGGTAAGTATACACTTGCAGATGTCTGCGGGGAAGTATAATCGGGGATAAGGTCTAGCTTACCGTACTGGTTATAAGGATTGACTACTGACCCAGAGTATGAGCCGGAAGAATATCCGCTTCCTGGATAGGATAATATAAGGTTAACAAAAGTATCTGTAGACCATAAACTTTGAGAATAATATCCTGATGTTGGAATTCCTCTGGTTTGGAATCTAAATTCTACTGCTTGAGGTTTATTACTACTTGCATTCCAAGCTGGATTAAGGGCAAAGGAAGATGAAATATAATTAGTTCCTTTTGTATCAAAAGCATAATTAAATTCATTCTGCCATTGATCCCAAGTGTTTGATTTTTTATCTTTTCCTCCATACTCATATATTCTTAATATAGTATCAGGTACCCCAAAACAGTCTATAAGTAGTTGTAGACCTGCAACAGTACCTTTCTTTTTTAGTAGGTAAGGTAAGTTGTGGTACAGTCTTTTATAAACTAATTTTTGAGCATCATTGAATGGAGTTGTCTCTGCGGAAGCAGTTACGTATGTTGTAATTAATTCACTACCTGTCGGAGGTAAAGTCCCTCCGGCAGCATTAATCCCTAGGTAGGTTGTATATAAATCGTTATTACTTAGGTTGCTTTCATATAGGGTTATTCCGTAGGATCTTAGAGCATCTGCTGCTAAATCAATAGAAATTCCTTCTGATAATCTATTATCATTATCCTGCCTATTTTCAATTGCTTGAGTATATAGCCAGATTTGATCGAACATCTGAGCAACCATCTCGTTGAAGAGTTTGAATTGATCGTTATCAGAATCTTCTGTTATATATTGAGGATAGATGTTATAGATATAATTTTGATTCTGTTCATCATACAGAGAAGCAGAGGTCAATTGTGTGTTGTACCAACTTAATACTTGAGATGATCCGGTAGGATATAGAGTGTACGGTTGAGTAGAGTTTGATTTTGGCCAACTTTGAGATCCTGAGTCAAAGTATAGATAGTAATCATACCCGTCAAAGTTAGTTATTAAGTTATTGATTCTAGTCTGATACACTGCTTTACTTGCAGAAGCTTCTGTAGTATTAGCGATAGTATTTAGGCTAGTAATTTGATTACTGTAATCCTCAATTAAGGATGCTTTTTCGTAGAAGTTAATTATTCTCTGTTCTACAGAGCTGAAGAATGCGAAGTTATTAAAACTCGTATAGTCAGTGTTTAGTTCTGCTCTTCTCTCTGCTAATATGCTGTTTAACTGATTAGTTAGATTAATATTAGAGCTATCGTAGATTGAACCTATAGTTTGAAATTCAGTAGAGTTATTAGTCTCCTGTTGGGCTTGGATGTTGAGGTTTGGACCTTTTAGGTATACTTGCTGGGTGGCAGGTAATTCTTCTTGAGGATATTCTACTCTGTATGCAACCGGTTCTGATTTCTTCTCAACAAAGTTGAAAACTGATCTCATACCTAGGTTAGAAGGTAGTGGTTGATATAATTTAATCAATACAGCAGTTCCATCAAAGCCTACATTAGTAGCAAGAAGTAGAGTATCATTACCAAAATCTAAATCAAAACCTTGAAAGGTTTCTGTACTGTTTAAAAAATTAGTTAGTGTATTAGATACTGCCTGTAATGCAGTAGAATCTAAGCTTGAATTAGAAACTCTTAACTCTGTTCTATCTGATGATATTTCAACAATATTAAAAGAGGGTGAACCTACAATTAGATTACTTAAGAAATTGTAGTTTATTTTATAAATTCCTTGAGTGTAATTATTAGAGGCTAAGTCTTGGGCTGGATCTAAGTTTATTTGTGAAGTAGAGGTTCCGGAGATTTTACCGCTCGTTACAGAGTAGTTAGTAGTTAACCTAGAGATTAGGTTATCGTTACCGTCGTACAGGTATGCTTGAATATAATCTGTTTCTGTATTATACTTGCTTGATATACTGATGGTCGATACATTACTTTCATCTACAAGAGTCAACTCCTGTCCTTCAGTATTTAATGGTAATATGGGAAGTACTTGAGGGGTAGACATTATTTCGGTATTTGTAAGTTAAGTACTGATTGTTGTAAATCCAAATTCTCTTGCCTTAATTGTGTAATTTCTTGCTGCAATGCTTCAACTTCTTGGTTAGTTCCTATACCTCCTACATACTCCCCGCTTGTCTTAATCAAATACTCGTGTGAGTTTGTGTCTCCGTATTTAGGTATTATATAGAATAAATTATTGTATGCTGTAAAGAATTCAGGTACTGTTATAGTTTCTGCTACAGGTGGCTGAGTTGCAGAAGAAGTTACTCCAAATTGAGTAAATGAGGTATTAACAGTTCTTACTAATTCTGCTTTATTGTACTTAGTTACTTCTATGTTAATTGTTTCGACCATTATCCGTTTACAACTTTAAAGTAGTAATTACTATCCAATATTTGAGTTGTTCCTCCTATTAGAGTTTTGATAAGTAGTTTGTAGTATCTTTCTGGCTCTAATCCATCCATATATACATCAAAGTAGTTACTGTTTGAATCTGCACTAAGTTTTGTATATTGTGTATCGAAATCAATTACAACTTCATCAGTATCTAAATCTTTTAAAGACCAGTAAGATGCAGTTGGTAGGTAGTAGTTAGTTGTATAGAAAGAGGAAGTTGAAAATACTCTAGGTGGGAATTGCGGTCTTGCATTTACTCTAAACCTCTGAATTGATTGAGGTTGGTAGAATCCGGCATTGTTTGGCAGGGTGACTACTACATCGGAGGTTGTTACAAATGTTTGAGTAGACGAACCTGTATTAAAGATAAAATCAGACCATCTGAATTCTAGCTGTGGTGGGTAGATTGTATTTGTATCTACTGAGAAGTACTTTAATTCTGCTGTCTTAGTATTGTCAAATTCGTTAGAATCTGCTTGTTTGATAATAAAGCCATCGTTTACAATCGAACTACTATACCAAGCTAGGACTGTACTTGTTACGTTAAATGATAAATCAAAATCACTTCTGTACTGTAGAGAAGCTGTTTGAATATAAGCAGAGCTAGTATACCAGTTACCTCCACCTGTGTACCCTGCAGCATAGGATGCTGTAGCTCCTGTTGATCCAAAAGTAGTTGCCCAGGCTCCAGAGCCGGAACTTGTTCTTGACTTCCAGCTTACTCCATTCTGTGTTTCGGGAGAGTCTTGGTATTTACCTGTTCCATTTTGCCAAGAGCCGGATACTGCATAATTATAGAGTGTTACCTGTTCACTTAACCCGGATACTTTTGCCATATAGGTTTTAAGGTAGGTAGCGAAAGAACCGCTTACTTTATTCTGTAATACGTCTTGAATTTGACTTTGGTTAAATTGTACCAGGAATCTACTTACAGCGGGGGAACCATCTAAAGCCACTTGTGTTGATGCTTCAATGATTTCATCTATCCCGGTATTCATTTCGGGATACTCGCTATACAGGGTAGCGTCTTTCTCTGGGAAGAGTTTATAAACAGCCATTTGTTATAAATATGAATTAGAGAGAAACTACTCTCCCTTTGATATCTGTATCTGGATATTTAACTTCAAATATCATAGGATCGATAGAAGGATAGACTACATTACCTTGTGTTGCGATGCTTGCATCGTATGCAAACTCAGAATATCCTTGACTAACTCCTGTTTTATTTGTGATTGTAACAGATTTAACTGTTTGTACTCCAGGTACTTTATCTAAAAGAATATTTAAGTCTTTTAGTATGATTGGTTGATTGAACTGCCAATTTTCAGTCTTAAAGTAAGCTTTAAGTTCTGTTAAGCAATTTACTAATACTTCACTGTTTATATAGTTAGGTCTTACCACTACTTCAAAATCACATCCTATATTAATTACATAACCGTCTTTAATAGTTACACTATCTCCAGCTATTCTATATTCAGATAAGTATGTACTGAGGTTTTGTTTAACTGTATCAGATACCTGGTTTAAATATCCGCTTGCATTATAACCTAGTACGTAAAGATTTAAAGTTGTTGGTATTTGACCTGGCAGAGTATTATCGGAGGCTTTAACCGGCTGTACAAAAGCTTTAGCTACTGAACCGTAGTTAGAAGGCATTGATAATGCTCTAATCAGATAATCGTTAGGAGTTACGTTTCTAAGCTGGGCTTGGTGAGCAACTAATGTATTCTGTCTAATTTCTTCTAAAGTATCTCCGTCACCGCCACCGCTTGCTGCTTTGGGGTTATTAACAGCTAGTGTATTAAAGATGTAGTTAGCAGTTGTGGTATTTAGGTTATTATTAATAAAATTAACGTTTGTAGTATTTACTAGGTTGGTTAATGTTCCTGCTTCTACGTTTGCTGTTACTCCACCGCCTACTAAGTATCTAACTGTTAGAGTTGTATTAGAAGGAGCAATTCCGTAAGTGTCTGTATAAAGGAAGTTAGTTGGATCAAAAGCGGTTGTTAGTTTTGATTGTTCATAAGGTAATCCTAAACCTACATTGTTTGGGTTAGGAGTTATTACTTCATCTACATCTGCAGTTGTTCCTGAACCGAATTGAATCTCTAATGTATTCTCAGATGTGAAACGAGTTGTGAATCTTCTTTGAATCTTTTCCAGTTGCATTAAATATGGTGCATCAGGATCGGCATAAAGATTAGGATCGTTTGTGTTTGTATTTTTAAGAGGGGTGTAGACCATCTCCTGCCCTAAATAAGGTACTTCATACCATACATTACCGTCTGAATCTATTATATCTAAGATCTGAATAATGTTTAGGTTTTGTAGAGTTACTGTAGAGAAGGCTTGTGGTAAACCGAAACTAAAGGTGGCTGTTTGTATTTGAGCAGAGATACCTTTCTTAGTTTTCTTCAATAAGTAGTATTGTGGATTACCGGCAGAAATTTGGTAAACAGTTATTTCAGTAGGATCATAGGAACTTGAAAAAGAAAAATCAACTGAGTCTTGAACTATAAAATAGTTGTCTCCTGAGGTTGTTTTTATTTGAGTATTTTCTGCAAATAGTAAAGCATAATCTAAATCTGGAGCATATGTAGAACCTACTAGTTTAGAAGGTACTTGTTGATAGAAATCTACGTCAACAGCCGCAGCTTTAGTTACTTTCGGTCTATATCCTAACATATAAGCTAAAGAGTAAAGACTTGTGGATTGTTTTGCATACTGCAAGAATGTCTCCTGTATTTGATTATCTAAATAGAATGATAACACATCTCCAACATATGCAGACATCTCCATGAACATCATCCCGGGAGATGATGGAGAGAAATCATTATAGGTGTTAGGGAAGTATGTTTTAGAAAAATCAACAAGAAGGTTTTTCAACCCGGCGAAATCTCTATTAAAATATTTTATGTCTTTATTCTCAGCCATTGTTTAGGTTTATCTGTAAGGTATCGTTTAATCCAGTATTTAATATACTGTAAGTTAATGTAATGAAGATTGTATTCTGATCTGGGACTGGTTGTATCTGGAGTACTCCTTGGATGTTTGGGAAATACTTTTCTATAATAGATAGAATGTAATTTTCAATTTCACCTACCCCCTCTGTGTTGATCTGCTGGAATACAAATTTCCGTAGACCTGCTCCGAAACCTGGATTAAATACTCTCTCTCCTTGTCCGGTCAGTAGGAAATTAACAAGGTTAGCTTTTATAGCTTCTTTAGTAGTATACGTTGGCTTGAAGACTGCACTACCGTTAAATGGTAGAGAGACACCTACTGCTTTACTAATAGCTAAGTCAATAGGGTATATTCTTCTAGCGCCGAATGCCATTATTTCTTACTTATAAGACCCATGATCTGGTCAAGGTTAACTTCTCCTGCAGGTAGTGCAGAACCTTCTCCAGCTGTATTAGCGCTCGCTGGTGGTCTATAGCCAGGTTGAGCTCCGAATCCTAAAGCGTCATTTGAGTTCATTGAAATGTTTCCGTTTCTTGATTCCATCATACCGCCTAATATCTCTCTATATTTTTCTCTTGCATTAATAGAGGGAGCAGTTGAATTACCTGCGAGGGTTTGGACTGGTTGAACGTAACTTTCCTGAACGATTGTTTTAGGTGCACGAACTGCTTCTAATAGAATCTCTTTTAATTCTTCTTGAATAGCTTCTTTTACAGCATCTTTGATGAGTTTTTTAAATAATTTGGTATCCATCTTTTATAAATATTTCTTAATCGGCTTTTAGGTTATCTCTATCAATTATCAATTTTAATTCCTCAATTAACACTTTTGGGTCTTGAGTGAATGAAGGTTCTGTTTGAAGTAGGACGATCCCTTGTTTGTTCTTAGCTTGACCTATCTTCTGATTTAGAGTCGGGCTGAAGTATTTATCTACAATTTCAAAAGTAAATCCTCTGTATATGTCGTTAGTATTTGATGCTTCTGCTGTTTTAATTACTGAGACTAGACTATTAAGGTCTTCGTTAGGGGTTGGAAGTTGCTTTCCGCATTTTTCTAAAACTTTATCAATTACCTGTAGAAGGCCTAATAAAATATTTAACGTACCAGCAGCAGTAGCTATATAGTTAGTTCCAATATCTACTGTTTGTTTTAACTTAACTAATTTAGGATTACCTTCTTTGTCAAAAGTTAATAAGGTTCTAACATCATCTAGATCTGCTAAGAGGGCAGTTACAAACCCAGGCACTACAGGAGCAGCTTTAACACCAATTGCAGCGGTTGTTTTTATTAAGTTTATAGCAGTTACTGTATTGATAGCACCGTTAAATAAACTATTGACAATTGTCAATGACTGATTTATTAAATTGATGTACTTAGCTGTCGTCTCTAAATCTCCAAGCAGAGCATCTCTTATAATCGTTACTCTGTCTAGAACGGGCTGTGAAGGACATAAATCAGGTAATTGTGGATTTCCTGTCTCTAATCCTTTAATTCCTAAGTCACCAGCTAGGTTTATTAGCTGAGTTATTGCTTTCTCTTTAAGGGCTGCTACTTTTGGATTGATACTCTCATTTAGTTTGTCTAAAGCAGTAGTTTGAGTAGCTATAGAAACTATAGCACCGGCTGCGATTTTTTGAAGA